AGAATGGGGGAGAACGACGATGAGTAAAGACCCAGTGATGACAGACCTAGACGAGCACCTGCGTAAGCAGGAGGAAGACTACGTAGACCCAGCGGAGCGCAAGCGCGAGATGGCCGAGCGTGCAGCAGATGATGCGTGTTCAACATTCACACCAGAACCGGAGGACAAGTAATGCAACTACAGGCATCGAGCACTAAGACAACTGTTAACGTGGCAATTAAGAACTACTACGGTACAGATTTAGTGTACCCAATAGACCAGACAGGGAAGTTATTGGCGCAACTAACTGGAAAGAAAACGTTTACTGATTGCGACATTAAGCTACTCAAACAACTTAACTACGAGTTTAAGGTGTCTCAGAAAACACTTTAGGAGAACGAAGATGGCGATGACACCGGAAAAGAAAGTTAAACAGACGGTAGTTAAGATACTGAAAGAGATTGGTGCGTACTACTTCTTTCCTGCAACAGGAGGTTACGGACGCAACGGCGTGCCCGATATAGTCGGGTGCTATAAAGGAAAGTTTTTTGGTATTGAATGCAAGGCGGGCAAGAACACCACCACTGCATTACAGAAAATTGAACTGGAGAAGATAAAGAAAAGTGGGGGGATAGCAATGGTATTGAATGAAGTTAACTTAGGGTTAGTAGTAGAGGCTTTAAATCCCCACCTTCATCTCGATTACGATGAGGGTTTCAGACGGGATTATACTTAGTGGTTTGTCCCAGTGGGCGGTGGACATTAATTAACACCCACAGTATGCAACAAGATAGTGACTTTAACGTAGTCCTCCACTCTTGTGTGTATGCCGAAGAAGCCGCGCTAAGGCTAGTCGTGTCCCGTGAGGGCACGCACCCAACTTAACCAACGGAGGACGAAGCATGAGTAAAGTAAAGCAAGAATTAGTGAGTAAGAAACCATGTTTGTATTGTGATAACTTGTTTGCACAGGAGCTAGAAGAGGCAGGGTATACCGTATGCCCCCGTTGTCAGCAAGTGGTCACCCAAGCAGTAGACAAACTATTAGCGCAGAGGATAACTTAGATGCCGACTGATCCTGATCTATTGATACCAGTACCTAGCCTAGCTAGGAAAGACTGTGGTTGTGGTGGCACAATGCTGCAAGTCATTAACGCAGAAGAACAATTACGCAAAGGTTGGTATTGCCCAACGTGCCATCAATGGGAACAAGCCATATTACGGGAAAGAGTTTGGAGGGGTGAGTGATGAAAGATTACCGACTTGAAATAAAAATAAAAAACAATTACCTCTATGAGAAGATGCAAGAGCAGGGTATTTCCACCGCAGCTGAATTAGCACGGGTGGTAGGCCTAGGCCCAAGTGTTATAGGGGACATTTTAAACCTTAAGGTAACCCCCTACACAAACAAAGGGACTGTACGTAGCTCAATACAGTCTTTATGTGATTTTTTTAGTTGCAATCCCGAAGACCTTTTTCCAGCCCAACATATATTTGACCCCCTCACGGTTAATCAAGGTGCTATCCAAGCGAACATTGGGGAGTTGATGTCTAGCAATTTATTAGAAAGCGCACACAATCCTGATTTATTAGTAGAAATCACTGAACAGAAAGAAGCACTAGAAAAAACACTGGATCAATTAACTTTACGAGAGAAAAAAGTTTTAGAGGTGCGCTATGGTTTGGGGGATGAAGAGGCGTGTACGCTTAAAGAAGCAGGGATTAAATTCGGTGTACGGGCAGAACGCATAAGACAAATAGAAGCGAAGGCACTCCGTAAATTACGTCACCCTGACAGAACTAAACATCTACGGTTAGCCCTTGAGGGGGAAGAGTTTAGTGAAGCAGTAAGAAACCAAAGAGCAGCGATGCCTCCACCCTCCCCCCCTGAACCCGCAGTTCTCCTGCATCGTGAAAGGAACAGGGATACACGATTGGAATACAAAGCGTGGCAAGAACGAGTCAAAAAATATGGTCTTGACGAAGCTTTAAGACAAACTGCGAGCAAACAAAAAGGAAGGCACTGAATAATGATAACTGAATCATTAGTGTGCATAGCAATAGCGGTATACTTTGAGGCGCGGGGGGAGCCAACGGCAGGGCAACTTGCAGTGGCTCAAGTAGTACGTAACCGCATAGAGAGTTCTGAGTACCCAGATAATGCCTGTGAAGTAGTGAAACAAGGGTACTACTGGAACGAGCATCCCATAAGGAACCGGTGCCAGTTTAGTTTCTGGTGTGACGGGAAGTCGGATAACCCGCGCAATACCCAGTTGTTTTATAACGCTTTGTATATTGCTTGGTTGAGCGGTGAACAACCTGATACAACAGCAGGTGCAACCCATTATCACAATATTAAGGTGTACCCTCAGTGGGCGTACACCGGAACCATAACCACGAAGATACACCAACACGTTTTTTATAAGGAAGTACGATGAGTGAAAACAAAGATGCCGTGCGTGAGCAAATAGCTAGAGACATCAAGAATTATTTGGCACGAGGCAAGGTTATAAAAAAGTATCGTTACAACGTACCTCCTACCAAAGGGGCTAATAAGGCAGTGCCGAGCAGTTGGACAAAAGAAACGGAAGAGGAATAACAGTGGACATTATAACAGTAGACTTTGAAACGTATTACGACAAAACCTTTTCGCTAAGCAAGATAACCACTGAAGAATACATCCGCAGTCCTGACTTTGAAACGATTGGGTTAGCGGTAAAAGTTAATGATGAAGAAACAGTTTGGTTGTCAGGGGATAAAGATGTACTCAAAACTTATTTACATGCTAATTTCGATTGGGCAAAAAGTGCTCTACTTGCTCACAATACTATGTTTGATGGTGCTATTCTCAATTGGGTTTTTGATATTCGCCCTAAGTTATACCTTGATACTATGTGCATGGGGCGTGCTATTCATGGCACGGAAGTATCGTCTTCTCTCGCCGCGTTATCCCAATGTCACAGTATTGGAGAAAAGGGAGATGAAGTAATAAATGCACTGGGCAAACATCGTGCAGATTTTACACAAGAAGAATTATCAAAGTACGGTGACTACTGTATTAACGATGTGGAACTTACCCAAGAATTGTTTGCACTGTTCATGCGTACTACAAAGTTTAAGGTTGGGGAACTAAAAGTTATTGATCTAACCCTACGGATGTTCATTGAACCTGTTTTAATACTTAACACCCATAAACTAACTGCTCACTTGGTTGCAGTACGTGCTCAGAAAAACAAACTACTGGAACAATGCGGGTTAGAAAAAACTCAGCTGATGTCTAACCAAAAATTTGCTGATGAACTCATTGCTCTGGATGTCATCCCCCCTACTAAAATTAGTTTGCGTACAGGAAAAGAAGCTTTCGCCTTTGCAAAGAGTGATGAAGAATTTAAAGCACTACAAGAACACGATGACCCTAGGGTACAAGTGTTGGTGGCAGCACGCATTGGGTTAAAGAGCACACTGGAAGAAAAACGTAGTGAAAGATTTTTAAGCATAGCTTCACGCGGGCCACTACCTGTACCTATTAAATACTACGCAGCCCATACGGGGCGTTGGGGTGGCTCCGACAAAATCAACCTCCAAAACCTGCCGAGTCGCGGAGAAAATGCTAAGGTCTTAAAGTCGTGCATTGAAGCCCCCAATGGGCACACGCTTGTAGAAGCTGATTCGGCACAAATAGAGGCACGTGTTCTTGCATGGTTTGGGGGGCAAAACGATCTGCTTAACGCCTTTATACGTGGGGAAGATGTATACAAGCGGATGGCAAGTACCATCTATGACATCCCTGTAGAAATTATTACCGCTAACCAACGTTTCATCGGCAAGCAAACTTTGCTCGGATGTGGATATGGAATGGGACCAGTCAAATTTCGTGCTCAGTTAAAAACTATGGGAGTAGAAGTAACTGAAGAAGAAGCACAAAGAATCATCTACGAATACCGGGGAGCAAGTGGAGCCATCACATCCCTATGGCGTGATGCTCAATTCATGTTGTTGAACATGTACCAAGGAAACAAAACGACCTTTGGGCGACAAGGAGTGTTGTCTGTAGAACCTTATGTGTACGGCATCAATTTACCTTCTGGCTTACACATGTTTTATGAAGGGTTAGATGCTGAAGAAACAGAGCGTGGGTTGCAGTTTTCCTATAAGACTCGTCGAGGCCGAACCAAAATCTATGGGGGCAAGGTAATTGAAAATGTTTGCCAAGCGTTAGCAAGGTGCATTATGGCTGAGCAAATGGTACAAATTTCTAAGCGTTACCACATCTTGCTTACTGTGCATGATTCTGTGATATGCTCTGTACCAGATAAGGAAGTAGACGAGGCTGCGGCTTTCGTCAGTGAATGTATGCGTTGGACACCACAATGGGCAGAAGGCTTACCCGTTCGTGGTGACGTTGAGGTAGGAAAAAACTATGGGGAATCTATAGTATGGCAACCAAGCCAACATGGTCCTTTAGTAGCATAAAGACGTTTGATCAATGTCCAAAAAAATACTACCACTTAAAGGTTGCTAAAGATTATAAAGAAGACTTTGATACACAACCCATCCTGTATGGGAATGAGTTCCACAAAGCAGCAGAAGAATACATTGGACAAGCTGTGACATTGGACCCCCGATTTGAATTTGCTAGGCCAGTGCTAGACAAACTCAATAACATGAAAGGGGAAAAGCTTTGTGAGTATAGGATGGGGCTAACTGCCGATCTCGAACCCTGTGGGTTCTTTGACAAAGATGTTTGGTGGCGTGGTGTTTCCGACTTAACAATATTAAATCGTGAGACAGGTGTAGCCAAAGTAATAGATTACAAGACGGGAAAATCTGCTAAGTATGCAGATAAAGGACAGCTAGAACTAATGGCTCTAGCAACGTTTAAACATTTCCCTGAGATTAAGGTGGTGAAAGGAGGGTTACTCTTCGTCGTGTGTAATGCGTTTATTAAAGACACTTACACTATTGAAAACGAGGCTACCCTTTGGCAAAAATGGTTAGGGGAATACGGCAAGATGGAACAAGCGTATGAAGTAGATACGTGGAACCCCCGTCCTTCGGGACTTTGCCGTGCTCACTGTATTGTATTGGAATGTCCACATAACGGGAGAAAATAATGACGGAATACATATTTAATGATACCCCTGTCTACAAGCTATCACGCACAGACGATCCTGAGACTAGCAGGGACGCAGCGGGGGAAGTTTCTAGCGGGAAAATGCTTGCCTTAGTTTATAGTGAAGTTGTTAAAGCAGGGGATAATGGAATCACTACTAAAGAAATACGGGCCATCCACCCCCACCTCCCCTATAGCAGCATTACTGCTAGACCCACCCAACTTGAGGCCGACAGTAAGATATATTACCTAGGAGACAAGCGTGAGAGATGCCGTGTAATCCGCGCTACGGAGGAAATATAATGGCGTATAAAAATCCTAAAGATCGACCCAAGCAGACAAACAATCCTGTAGGAAGTGCAGCTTTTAAAGCACGTATGGAAAGGCAGCGTGCTCGAAGGGCTGTAGATGCGAAAGGCACGGATGCCAACAAGAATGGCAAAGCTGACAAACGTGAAGGCCGTGATGTAAGTCACGTCAAAGCGCTAAGCAAAGGTGGTAAGAACAAGGACGGGGTAAAGATAGAAAGTAGTAGCAAGAATCGTGCCCGTAACTACAAGAACACGGCTAAGACAGGCGGCAAGATTGCCAAAAGTGCTGTTAAAAAAAGAAGCAAACGTGGGAAGTAAGCAATGAGAGTAGTAGACAATAGAGGGTTATTACTTAAAGTCCGTAACCCCAACAAAATAACTACGGCAATCCCCAACAGCAAAAACTTGGGGCGTAATAATGTGTTGGTGAAATGGGGAGTAGATGAAACACGGGTGCTAAAAAACCTTAATGTTAAGAACGTTCCTTCTCCTATCATGGGCAAGTATGAATGGCCCGGTAAGTACAAACCTTTCGACCACCAGAAGATAACGTCAGCCTTTCTTACTATGAACCGTAGGGGGTTTTGTTTTAACGAACAAGGGACGGGGAAAACGGCATCAGCGATTTGGGCTTCTGATTTTTTAATGAAGCAACGAGTTATTAATCGTGTTCTTATAATATGTCCTTTGTCTATTATGGATTCAGCATGGAGGGCAGATTTGTTTAAGTTTGCCATGCACCGTACTGTGGCTATTGCCTATGGGCCGAAGGCCAAGCGCGAAGATATTATTAACAATGGGGCTGAATACGTCATCATAAATTATGATGGAGTAGAGATAGTAAAAGATGTTATTGCTAAGGGGGGATTTGATCTGATTGTTGCAGATGAAGCTACCCACTACAAGAATGCCCAATCCAAGCGTTGGAAAGTCCTTAACTCTCTCATTAAGCCTGACACGTGGCTATGGATGATGACAGGAACCCCTGCGGCTCAATCCCCACTGGATGGCTATGGGTTAGCCAAACTTGTTAACCCTAAGCAAGTTCCTATATTCTTTGGGGCATTCAGAGAACTTGTTATGTACAAGGTAACGCAGTTTAAATGGGTTCCTAAACCTAATGCTACCGACGTGGTATTTAATGCACTCCAACCGGCTATTCGTTTTACGAAAGATCAATGTCTCGATTTGCCAGAAATGACTTACACCCACCGGGAGGTTGCATTAACACCCCAACAAAATAAGTACTACAAAATACTTAAAAATCAAATGGTTGCAGTAGCAGATGGAGAACAGATTACAGCGGTCAACGCGGCTGTGAACATGAACAAACTCCTACAAATAGCTTGTGGTGCCGTTTACACAGACACAGGCGAGACAATAGAGTTCGACATTAAAAACCGCTACAAGGTTTTACGAGAAGTTATAGACGAATCCAGCCAAAAAGTTTTAGTATTTGTACCCTTCAGGCATGTGATTGATTTGCTAAAAGAAAAGCTTTCCAAAGATGGCATTTCAAATGATGTCATCCGGGGGGATGTAAGTGCTCATAACCGTACAAGGATATTCGATGAGTTCCAAACCACGGACACCCCTCAAGTATTAATCATACAACCCCAAGCAGCTGCACATGGGGTTACGCTGACAGCGGCTAATACTATTGTATGGTGGGGGCCAACGTCCTCTTTGGAAACTTACGCTCAAGCTAATGCAAGGGTGCACCGCTCAGGACAAACATATCCCTGTACTGTGGTGCAACTACAGGGTGCACCTGTAGAGAAAGCGGTCTACAAGATGTTAGACAATAGACTGAGTGTTCACACAAAAATGATAGATTTATATGAAGAAGTACTTGAAAGTTAACAAAATGTCACTATAATACAAGGAACATTAAGTTACTTAACTAAACACAATCATTGGGGAGAATAATTGTGAGCACAGATACTGATGCGATTAGCGTAGATAGGCTTGTCTCTGTCTATATAAAGATACGAGATAAAAAGGCAGCTGTGGCGGCACAGCTTAAGAAAGAGGAAGCAGCTCTTAACGAGAAGTTGGAGATAGTTAAGACGGCTCTTTTGGAACACTGTAAAGAGAACGATGTGGAATCAGTACGCACTAGAGTGGGTACATTCTTTCGTCAAGTTCGCACCAAATATTGGACTTCCGATTGGGAGTCTATGAACACTTTCATTAAGGATAATGATGCTGTTGATCTTTTAGAAAAGAGGTTACACCAAGGCAACATGCGCCAGTTCCTTGAGGAAAATCCCGACAAACTTCCACCGGGCTTAAATGTGGATAGTGCTTACACAATTACTGTGAGGAGAAGTAAGGCAAATGACTGAAAAGTATTTACCAATAGAGGACTTAGCTAATCACTTGTCCGTGAATGTAAGTACCATCCGACATTGGATAAAGCAGGGACATATCCCACCCAACAGCTACTTAAAAGTTGGAGCAAAGACGTATCGTTTTAATATACCTTCCGTGGTAGAAGCGTTGAAGAAAACCAACCAATCTAGCTCTGGTCTTGAAGGGATAAATGAAAATGCGTTTGATGATGCTGGTGATGGTTTTGAGTTCGATGACGTGTAGAGGGGAACTTTGTGGCAGAAAATACGTCAGACTTACGTGTGCAAGATTTGTTGTCTCGCATAAAGCAGCCGAAAACAAAAACTAGTATGGCCCCAATTTCAGGTGGCAGGAAGATAAGTTTAAAAGATGCAACGTTTTCCTTTTTGGAGGGTGGTAGTGAAGTATTACCCCGGACTAAGGAACCCTTGGAAGTTATCATTATCAAGGCAGCGCCTATCTCCCGTACCTATTATTCAGGGGAGTATGACGAAGCTAATCCTGCTAGCCCAATATGTTGGGCTGATGACACTCGTACAGGGAGGCCGACATCAACAGTAGCGCCTGAAAATATTCAATCTGAAAGTTGTTTTGATTGTAAATGGAATATAAAAGGTTCGGGGAAACATGGAAGTAGGGCATGTCGTTTCCACCAAAGAATTGTAGTTATGCTTGTAGCCCAAGAAGATTGTGAAATGGATTCAACGTTGTACCAACTACAACTACCTGCAACAAGTGTCTTCGGTGACAACCCACAAAAGATGGCTATGCAAGTTTATGCTAGACACCTCAATGCCCATAAGACCCCGTTGGCATCTGTGGTTACAGAATTATATTTTGAGCGGCTTAGTGAAATACCTAAACTTTTGTTTAGGCCAAAACGAGCAGTTACCGAAGAAGAATTTTCACTGGCTGTGTGTGCACAGAAAAACCCTGAGACTAATAATGTTCTACTAAACACTATGAGTCTTCAATCTCCTTTCTCTAGTGAGGAAGGCTTTACTTTTAAACAATCTCAATAGGAGAGAACAATGTCACAAACGAACTCTTACGTAATAAAAAACGTAGATGCGCTATATCCGAAAATAAATCAAACCTACAAGTTTGATAGTAACGCGGGGGACAAGGGCAAAAGTGTTCCGTGCGACCCTTTGGTTTCAGGAGCTGAATACTCCTTGCAGTTTAAAATGGTAAAAGAACAAGCAGTAGAAATTTACGAGGCCATGAACACAGCATTTCTTAACCACCCTAAGAGAGGAGATGATTGGCCGAACAAATTAACGCAGCCTTTTAAGAAAGATGATGATGGGATGTATGTGGGGAAAGCTAAACTAAAAGGTAACTACAATAACGAAAAGACCACACCCCCTAAGCAATTCGATTCAAAGACCAATGTACTACCTGCCGATTTTTTACTGACAACTGGCAGCACCGTAAACTTAAACGTACAGTTTGTGCCTTACCGACGGGAAGGTGATTTTGGTGTTTCTTTACGTCTTCGTGCAGTACAAGTAATTGCTTATGTCCCCCTTGAAGAGCGTTCTCCTTTTGATGTTATAAGTGATGGGTATTCCCTGAATAGTGGGGAGACTACTGCGGAAGAACTTTTCCCAAGTGCTGACCCAGAACCTGTTACACCTACTAAACCTGTAACTGTAAGTGATGATGTGTTTGATGAACCAAAAGTAAAAAAGACAAACACTAAAACTGAATCCATCCCAAAAAACAATAATGATTTAGGTGCACTCCTAGACGAATTCGATGACTAATCACTTATGCAAACTCAAGACTTTCTTAGTAAAGTTCTGAGTGATGATGGTTTTTATTGTGTAGTAGGATTAAAAAACGGCATACCGAACCAGAAATTTTTTGGCACATTAGATTCAGTAGTTGAATCAGCATCTAATTTAGAACTAGATGGGCAAGATGTGTTTTTTGCTTTGGGTACTTTTGTTGAAGCTAATGATCGTTCGGCGGATAATTTAAAGTACCTGAAGGCTTTTTTTCTGGACTTGGATTGTGGCGAAGGCAAACCTTACCCTACAAAAGCAGAAGCCATAGTTGCTCTTAAAGCTTTTCGTTCTCATTACAAGTTACCAAAGTGGACGTGTGTAGTTAATTCAGGCACAGGTATGCACGTGTATTGGGGGCTAACTGCTGCGATCCCGGCTTCAGAATGGAAACCTGTAGCTAACCAACTTAAACAAGCGTGTGCTGAATTTGGTTTTCAAGTTGATGCAGGAGTAACTGCGGATGGTTCCCGTATCCTACGTGTACCCGGCACACATAATCATAAAACTTTACCCGCTAAACCGACTGGGTTTTTAGGCTCACTCAATAGTTTGGTTTCTTTTGAGGAGTTTAAGTCCTGTTTACCTGTATCTTTGATACCAGTATCTACTAGTAGTAAACACTACTCACCAGAAGATAGAGCTGCAATGGATGCTGCTTTAGGGAACTACACTAAACGTTTTTCTCGGCTGCTTGATGGAACGTATGAGGAAGGCAAAGGGTGTAACCAACTTCTACGGGCTGCTACCCACCCGGAAGATTTAACTTACCATGAGTGGTTCAATGCTTTATCGATTACTAAGTATTGCCAAGAAGCCCCACTTCTTTCACAGGAAATTTCCAAGGGGTACCCTAACTATACTGCGGAAGAAACTGAAAAGGTTGTAGAGTCTATAGATTCCCCCCACTACTGTTCCACTTTTGAAGCAGATAATCCTACCGGGTGTGAAGGGTGTGTACACAAGGGCAATATAAAATCCCCAATAAGTCTGTGCATGGAGATTAAGGAAGCGAGTGAAGAAGACAACATAGTTGATGATCAAGGCAACGCCCCACAAGTAGTAGACCCTAACCCTAACCTTCTCACTCCTACCCCTTCTGTTTATAAAATACCCACCTATCCTCTTCCTTTCTTTAGGGGAGCCAATGGAGGGGTGTATCATAGGACCAAAGATAAGAAAGGTAACCCGGAGGAAGTTCTAATTTACCCCCAAGACCTTTACCTCATAACACGTTTAGTTGATCCTCTCGACGGCCCATGTTACGTATTTAGGCATCATACCCAACGAGAAGGTGTGCAGGAGTTTATGGGAGTAGGTGTTAAACTATCTTCACCAGAAGAGTTCCGAAAAACTATGGGGATGAATGATGTCTTCCTTCTTAGAAAAGATTTGGATGGCTTGATGAACTACACAGCAGCTTGGATTACTCAACTTAAGAATACAAAAGACCCCATACAGGTAAGGACTCAATTTGGCTGGACAGAAGGACACCAATCTTTTGTAGTAGGCAACCAAGAGATATTTGCGAACCACACTCTTCCTAATCCACCGGGTGCTCGTACTGCCCAGTACTTTCCTTACTTTATGAGCAAAGGAACACTTGAAGGATGGAAACGCGTTACTGCATTCTATGACCGCCCTCAGTTTGAGGAGCACCAGTATATGTTTGCTTTGTCTTTTGGTTCCCCTCTTATGGAGTTTGTCCCTAATATTGCCGGGTCTATTTTCCACCTTACTAGCGCGGAGTCAGGTTACGGTAAAACTACAGGGATGTTGGCTGGAGCTTCCGTATGGGGCAACCACAAACGGCTAGTGCTTAAAGGAAAGGATACTGGCAATTCAGTATGGAACCGTGCTGAAGTTTACAAAAACATTGTCCTCTATGTTGATGAGCTTTCAAACCTCACTGCTAAGGAAGCAAGTAATTTTGCCTATGCTGTAAGTGATGGGGAACAACGTAACCGCCAAAGTAATGCAGGGCAGAACCTTGAACGTATGCGTGGGGGAGAATGGAGTTTCCTAGCTGGCTCAACTGGTAATGTTAGTATGTTGGATAAGATGAGTGAGTATAGAGCACTTCCCAAAGGGGAAGCCCAAAGAGTTATGGAAGGCACGGTTACTAAAAAACTAAACTCAGATGAACAAACTTTATTGGCACGAGCACTGAATGAAGATTTAGATAATAACTATGGGCACGCAGGTAAGATTTACATACAACATGTTATCCAGAACAAAGAACAAATAACAAAAGATGTTAATAAAAACATAGAAAGGATAATTTTAGATGCGGGCTTGGATTCACAGAATAGATTTTGGTCAGCACAAACAGGGGCTACTTTTACAGGCGCTTTGATTGCCAAACATCTTGGGCTTCTGGATTGGGATATGGATGCTTTTTACGTATGGATAATAGCAAAGCTAAAAAGAATGAAACATGATATGAAAGACATGGAAATTGATATTGGGGATTTAGTGGGTCAGTTCTATCAACACCACCCTCGTGGGTTCCTTCGGGTAAAAAGTACCGATGACGCTCGTATGGATGGCGCTACCGAGCAGATGATAATACCGGACAACAACCCGTTGTACCAATGGGTAGGGCGACACGAATACGATATTAACAAACTATACTTACTTCCTAAACCGTTCAAAGAATGGGTTGTAAAACATGGGCATCATTACCATGCTATTAGAGGGCTAATATTTAAAGAGCTGTCAGGGAGGACTGTTAAGATACGCTTGGGGCGTGGCACCAAGATTGACCTTCCTACACAACATGTTATCGAACTTTCATGGAGCCACGATGCCTACATTTCTAACGCTCAAGACCTCCCCCCTTTGTTTCCTGTAGGGGATAATGACTAGAATACGATTCACTGATATTTCCCCTGATGGGGTACGCATTGTTGTGGATTGGGAAAAGTTTGTGCCGGGAGCCTCAGTCTTTATACCAGCTATTAATACTGGCAAAGCTGTACAACATGTAACAGAAGCTAGTCACTTTACAAAAAAAGACATAACCTACCGAGTGTGCATTGAAAATGGTAGATATGGTGTACGGGTGTGGCGTTTAAAGTAGCTTAAAACAAGTCCCCAGCAGCGTCTAATCGTTCTTGCAAGACTGTTGCTTGACGGCGTGGAGAAATGCTTACCCCACTAAAACCACCCGGTCCTGTACCCATCGTCACATTCATGCTTTTGTAGGCATTCGCTGATCTTCTACGAGTATCCGGGGTTATTGCAGTCTCAGGATGGCGGCGGTTAAAGTCACGAATGTCTTCTTCTACAGTATTATCTGGCCTCCTGAAACGCTGTGCCACATTGAGTCGCTTTAATAAGTTTGTTTTCTCTGCGGTTATTGCCATGTCAATAGATTTATCACGGGCATTCTCTTCTAGCTGTCGAGTGTAAGCCGCAGGTGCAAATCCAAACACCTGTCCCACCAACCCACCAGTAGTTACATCCTCAAGGATAAAGTCTCCGCGTAAGTTCTGGGCACCTCCCTTGTTTACATACCGCAAAAACCTCATTATGTTTCCACCCGCAGCTGGTGCTGCTCTTTCCAGCCCCCGATAGAAAAGATCAGGATTGTTTTGTGCGGCTGCATCCTTCCACAATTCTAGTGTGCCGTTTTCCCCCAACATGCGGGATACTAAACTTAACGCAGGACCGCCTAGTTGCTCCGCGCCCCATTCCATTATGCTTTGCTCAGCTTGGTTAGGAGTAGACCGGTAAAGTAATTGGTTCATAGCAATACGTGGGGCTATATCAGCACCTGTGAGTTCATTGAGAACCCCTTCATAGAAAATAGGTTCACCACCCACCCATCCTTTCAGAGCGCTATCAAAATCTTCATCGTCATCTTCTTTTGACATGTTCCAGAAAAATCTTGCTGCGCCTATCATTGGTACACCCTGCGCTCCTGCCAGTAACGCACTGCTTGCAAAAAGCATGGCTCCTTGTTTTAAGGCTTGTTTTCTTTCTAAGGCAATCGTTTCTTGTTCTTCCTTACCTAACTTCCTGCCCCCTAAAGTTTCTGTTGCTGGTCCTTTCCCCAGTACCGTCCTACCTATGTAATTGAGACTATCAAACATAGTTCTTATCTGGAAAAACATCATTGATACACCAAAACGTTTGTACATAAACGCTAAACTACCCACACTGTTCTGGCTTATGGTGGGGGCTGTATCAATGGATGCACCACTGTTGGTGTATTCGGCTTCGAGAATAGACTCTCGTGCTATAGCTTTTTTCTCTTCGTCCGTAAGGGGTCTTCCTTTAGCTTCTGTTTGAACTTCTATTTCTAAATCATAGTGAGTCATGGCAGTGACATGGCGGTTCAATCGTTCAGATTGATTAAAAATGTACCCCATAACATTATTAATACTTGTAGCCATCGGGGTGTCAGCATCCAACATATCCCCAATGGTGGTTGCCGTATCGTAACCTTCTTCTATGAGAACGTTTGCTAGAATTGAGTATTCCCCAAGCCCTTCAGGAAGATCAGCCGCAGTATAATCAGGATTACCCAACCCCGGCCCTTGCCACTTATTTGTGTCTTGAGGGGCACCACCAAACCTTTTTATAGCCCTGCTACTCCCTGTTTGAAAATAACGTCCGATGTTCCTAATCATGTACCGCATGGTTTTTGTGTACCCATACTTACCACCTAAATACGCAAAGACTACTGTGGGTAGGATAAACAAGTTTATAACAGCGGAAGCTACGTTAAACCCTAGAGTCCACAGGAAAGTTAACGACTTAGCTACCTTACTCCAAGCAGCGATGTTAGGGTTCTGGGCAAACGTTATGTAGTTTTGGACATGCTCAGCTACCGACTTGGCATACTCCTGACGATTAGCTGTGCCTCCTTCAAGAGCGGCGGTTTCTTTAATCTTCATTCCTATTTGCTCTAAAGGCAGTGCGTAGCGCAACGTGTTTACTTGGTTTGCAAAAATAGGCATACGTTCCTCAAACGTAGTAATCGCGTCTGTTTCATAGCCGAGTGTTCCCGCACGGGGTCGAAAAGTTCGCAACAATGAGCGCTCAGGAGATGCCTTAACAATGGCTTCCAGCAATATTTCTTCCATTCGCTGCCTTCCCCGAGTAGTTTCCGCTCCCGCTGCTCTCACTTCAGCTGGTGTTTTCTTTGCATCTCTAGCTTCTTGTTTCGCCGCCTCTACCGCACTACTTCCGCTTTCCCGTACTTGTCTTAATAGGCTATAAGCAAAGTCGGTATTAACCAGTTCACTAAAATTATCCTGCTCACTAACATCTCTCGTGGTGAAAAAGCTGTCACTATCAATGTCTACACCACCCTGTGGAAATAACTGTGCTATGTCTTGCCTAAAAATAGGGTCAGCCCGTAACTCCCTTATTCGTCTGTTTCTATCCGCAGCAGTAGTGAAAGTTTCTTTCCATACACCTACCCCTCCCGTATAAGGGTCCATCCCTTGGTAGGTAAGCCAAAGATTCCCTTTGCGCGAAAGAGGAAAGTAGGGAGATATTTCTTGCCTGTATAGGATTTCATATAGAATCTTATTCCTAAAATCAGTTTTTAATGCAGGATCAGCTTCAATGGCATCCAAACGTCTTATAAGGGTGAACTTAAGTTCTTCAAAAACTTCTGAGTAGGCATCCCGTAGAGTTGCGTAAGCTCGTTGCTGGTCTTTGTTTAACTTATCGTACATATTTCGGACGTGCTGCCATCTAGTAGTTGCATCTTCTTCCGGGTCACGGGTTAAAAAGCGAACGCCTTTCAATTCAGGTTTGGCTTTTTCTAATGCAAGATCAGCATCACGTTCTGCGGCTGTGTCGAAACCTTCGCTGCTCACTTTGCCATAAGTTCCCGGTGTAAAGTGAGTGTGGTAAAACTTTTGGTATGTCTCAAGTGGGCGTGTAGGATCGTACCCAAGCCGTGTACTTTCTGTTGCAAGCTCCCCAAAAAGTTTTCTAGCTTCAGGGTCATTTTTAAAAGCAGCTTTTACTTCCCTCGCGGTTCCTCTTATTTTTTCCAGATACTGATTCCTACCCCCACGTTTTTGGTTGATGATGCTGAATAACTCTCTGATAGCCGCAGCCATCGCTGGGAATTCTCGCTCCACTAATCTAGCAATACTGTCTAAAGGCAACACCCCAAGGGTCTTGCTCATTTTACTAGGGGTATTCCCTATAAAATCGTTTACCTGATCTATATCTACATCAGTTACTTTGCCCACTGCTGCTTTTAAGGTTCCAGTAAGAATATTTTGTTGAGCTTTGGGGGTCGAAGCAAGATACATATCATCAGCATTACGAAATTCAGGGGCAGGAGCTATCAGTTCCTCCATCAATACATCTACTTCACTTTGTGCCGAATTGATGGGCTTCGCCGGTAAACCCCGGATGCTACGAATCATGTTCATTACAGAGTTAAGAAACCGTTGTAATGCAGTAGTGCCTTTGCTATCCACCGCTATACGTCCTAGCTCTGCACGAAACTCAGGGTTACCCCATGCTTCTGCTACAAACTCATCTACATCCTGTGCGCCATAGGCTGTGCCTAACCTGTCTTTAACTGACTCAAAGAGTGCTTTCATTTGTCGAGCTGCTGGACTGTTTGTGGCTAGTTGAGCTGAGACAACGGCATGGGTAACCTCATGCAAAAGAGTATGACTAGAGATAGCTACGTCTTGGTTGATAACAATGGTGTTGGTACGAGGAGAAAAATAACCCGCAGCCGGACGGCCAAACTGATCTACAACATTGCTTCTTAACTCTACTCTAGTGGTGCCCACTGCTTTGGAAAGAGCGCTAATAAGACGAGCTACATCCCTGTTTTTTCTTCCTTGGCTAGCCCGTAAAGCAGCTAGTGCTTGTGTCAGATTACCTTCCCGTAAGGCTTGCATCACTTCCGGGTTAATAGGAGTGGCTAGTTTAGAAACAGAGTCTAGTAAGAGGTCCATATCCCCATAAGACCTATCCTCCTTCTCAAGGCTTTCCCACAAGTGTCTTTTTGCCGATCTATATTCGTTGTTGGACTTCTTAGAAAGATTAGTCTCCATCCATGCTTCTACACGCTCCTGTTGTTCAAGGTCTATGGCGTAAACAAGCTCCTCAATTAATCCACCAATAGAAGGTTCAGGATCAAGGTACGTTGCTACATCTCCAGAAGGGTTAGTAGCGAGTTCATCCTGCAATACTTGCACATCAGCGTCTACGAGTTCTTCGTTTAGGGCATTGCCTCCTTCTGCTTCTTGGTCTGCCCTTACTACATCTTCATCTAAATCTGCGTCTACATCCTCTTCTATATCAGCGATGTCTACTGCGTTCCCTTCTTCGTCTAATATCTGATCGTCTGCTACTCTTGCTCTACTTTTTATTTCGTTTGCTAATCGTTCAGCTTGAGCAAGTGCCTTGTCACTTTGTGCTCCTGAAACACCCGCAGCGGCATAGGCAGTAAGGGCGGCTGCTTGCGCGTTTATGTTTTCGTTCGTTAGTTCAATACCTTCTACAAACGCCCCGGTTCCTGCTAGCTTCTTTAACCCCGCTTTACTTATTCCTGCATCTCTCAACCCTTGCTCTGTAAGTAGAGGATTGGGGTCAACGCGATCAACACCTGTCTCGTCAACAACTGTCTCGTCAATCTCTTCCTCCGTGAGACGCTCCGCAAAATTAGCATATAATTGTTCTTCCCTGCCGTTCTTCTTGTCAACAACTACAACTGTATCACCCGCTTCCCTTCTAGCTGCTATATCTTGAGCGTAGGCACGTTCCGCAGTACGTTCCGGGGCAACTTCGTCAACAACTGTATCACCCGCTTTCCTTCTAGCTGCCATATCTTCAGCGTAGGCACGTTCCGCAGTACGTTCCGGGGCAACTGTAGTGCCCTCTTTCCTTCTAGCTGCCATATCTTCAGCGTAGGCACGTTCCGCAGTACGTTCCGGGGCAACTTCGTCAACAACTACAGTGTCATCAACAACTTCTTCGCCCCTTCGCTCTACAGTGGGTCGGTCATACTGGGAATAGTCTGGTTCAGCAGTACGTTGTGCTTCCGCAGCGCGTTGACGTTCGGTATTTTCTTCCGTTGCAGTGGCAGCTGCTTCAGCATCTTCTGCTTCTTTATCCTTACGCGCTTCTTCTTCTGCTTTCCTAGTTTCCTCACGATTTTCGGGGGGTGGTAGTTGTTGGGTAGTTTCGGGGGGTGGTAGGAGTAATTGCGTAGTTTCCTGTCCCGTAGCTTGTGCTACTGTCTGCTCTCCGAGTGCATCTGGTTCAGCCAGCACGTCGTCTATGGCTTTAATAGCGTCTTCTTGGGGGGTAGGAGCTGTGGCTTGTCCAGCCATTAGCCTGTCAGTGAAGCTACCGGTTACACCAAACGAGCCACCTACTAGACCAGCCGCGTAAGCTGCTTCGCCGTACTCTGTCAAAGCTTCATCAGAGAGAAGGTCTAATCCAGCAAAGTCACGCTCTAAAATTTGTTGTCCTATTTCTACAGGTATTTCAGGTGTGCCTCTAGCCAACCCACGAGCAACTGTGGAGCTTGTACTTTGTTGGGCGGCTCTACGTAACGCAGCAGCTTGACGGGCAGTATTGGTTGCAGTGGAGCGGCCTATGCCGGTGATAGCCCGAAGTAAACTTTTGCCTAAAAAGATGGCGGAACCACCAGCCTCTAATGCTGCTTGCATAGCCGCGTACTTGTAGGCTTCCCCTACATCAACGTCTACTTCTTCCCCTCGTGCAATTTGTTCTTGGGCTAAGCGTTCCATGCTGGCAGCTGCAAAATCAGGAGTAAGAGCACCAACACCCCCTGTGGCCGCTACTAGTGCTCTGAGTCCTCTTAGTGGTGCTGTTCCGGGTACTAGCCATGAGGCCAATCGTGCACCTGTACCTAAAGTACCCAATACACCAACTTGTTGGCCTCCGTATCTGGTAATGTCACTGGGAAGTTTGGCTGCGGCTGCACCATAGCCTTTGGTTTGAGCGATGTCTTGAAGACGTTCTAAAGAAGGAGGGATACCTAACCCTTCGGCAGTTTCCTGCCCCCGTGCAATAGAGTCTACGATTGCTTGATTAGAGTCATCCCCTATTAACTGCTCAATGCCTAGTCGTTTGGCGTCTAGGGTACGAGCCACACCTCGCTCAACTTCTTCCCCAAAAGTACTCTGGCGAGTAATAGGGTCTGGCAAAGAGCCTATTTTTTCTTGGATAGCCGCAATAACTTGTTCTCTAGTAGCCCCTTCAGGACCATCAATAGAATAAGTTTGGCCTTCAGGACCATCAATAGAGTAAGTGGGCATTTAGTTAACTCTTAGTTGACCAAAACCTGCGGTGTTTACTGCTGGGGGTGTCGTCCCTGTACCAAGCGATGCGTCAATTGGCTCCATCGCTTGCTGCTGTAATTCTTGAAACTTTGCTATATCCCAGTCAGCCATTTTAGAATCAACCCACACTTCATCGTACTGAAAAGGTATCCACCTATTTCCTTTAGACTCTTTTATCATTGCTTCTTTGTAGCTTTCCCGTGCGGGGTCTGACAGAACTCTTTGGTGAAGAGTCTCATTTATCTCTGCCAAAGCGTCTGCTCTTGCTATCTTTGCTTGCATATCTAATATCATGTTGCGTTCTTCAGTACGTTGATTTAGCACTGCTTGTTGCTTAGCCATGTCAAACTCATTAGCTTCAGTAAGCGCTCGTTGGGCTGCTTCTCTCTCATTAATCTGAGCAAACTCATACCCTTTAGAGGCACCCCCAGCTTGGCCTAGCAGTTCCAGTACACTCATGGTTTTGTCTAGCCAGTTTCTTTTCTCCTGCTCTTCTCCCGGTACAGGTGGTGGCTCACGATAGTGACGGCCCCCCACGTCAAAATCGCCCCTAGCTTCTTGTTGTTGTCCCACACCTTGCAAATAACTTAAAGCACCTTCTTCACTGTCTACGGGAGCGGCAGCCTCTGCATTTGCTCCTAACTCGGCTTGTGCAGCGGTATTTAAACCTTCTATTCTTTCTGCTTCTTTCTCTTCGTCACTTGTCATCCCAAACCGTTGGGCCAAAGCCTTCACCTTGTCCTTGTTTAGCCAATCCAACTCAAAAGCTGACGCCCGCTCCGCCACATTTTGAGCTGCCTCACTTACTGCCTCACCCACTACCTCCGCGCCTTGATTGATTCCGGGGTACATCACCCCTTGTATTGCTTCTATTGCTTCAGGTACTACACCCGTCTGTCCAAAACCTTTTCCGCCCTCGCCTAGACTTCTTGCAAGATACTCCAAACCAGATAGAGCTTGGCCTCCAAATTTTGTCCCAAATTTACTCACAGCTTCTAATGCAGCTTCAAGTCCTCCTCCCGCTCTTTGTTGCCAGTTTTCCAAATTTGGATCAGACCCCACATTTTTTAAATCCTGTATTAGCCCTGTCTCACCCCCAATAATTGGCCCTATATTTTGGTCTAATTGATCTGAACGCTTTTGAGCTATTTGACCGGGAGTAAGATCAGGGGCCGGAGTGGGTTCAAAGCTCTCAGGAAAGTCTCTTCTATTTCGTTGGTCGTAAAGATCAACCCATCGGTAATATTCTTCTTCCTCCACTTGTACTTCAATACCATTGTTGTCAAAAACAAAAAAACTATATTCCCCAGTTGTTGGATCACGTCTAGGAGGTGGAGGGTAAGTAGGGCCATCAGCTGTCACTACACTTCCGGCAGCACCTTGGTAAGATTTAACACCACCCCCACCTTGCAAAGACACAATGCCGCCACCAGCCATACCTGATTGGTTTTCTGCGCTCATTTTTTGGTGAGCTTCTGCTACAGTGTTCATGTGGAAAGAGCCTTGTACCTCTTTCCACCGGGATGTCACTAGCGCTTTATCTTCAGGGGTAGTAGCTGCTGCAAGGGATGCTTGGTAGTTTTTGTATTGGTTTATGTAGTTATCTACGTCACTTAATTGCATTCTGTTTTCTTTGGGTTCTTCATCTTCGTTTAACCCACCCTCTGCATATCCAACGATCCCACCTTGAGCGCCCATAGCCATGTTCTGAGCCGGGAGTTGGGGTATGCCTTCTGCAACCATAGGAGGTTGGGATATTCCTTCTGCAACCATAGGAGGTTGTTGTAGTTCTGAAGGTTGCCCCGCCCCTCCTAGCATCGATGATACCTCATTGTACGTTTGGCCGATTACGTCTGATGGCGTAGCATCTGGCCTCATATCCATCTGGCGCTGGCGTTCATTTGCTATTAATTCTTGCTGTAGATTTTCAAGGGCTATGCCTATCACCAATTCAGGATTGGTTTGCTGCATCTCCCGCACTTGTCGGATACCTAAACTTTCGGCGTTATCAATTTGTTGGTCTAAGCTCATTTTTAACCCCTACTTTCCAAAAAGTTTATCGTATATTTCAGCTAATGTTCCACCGTAGCTCAGTATTTGTGCCAAGTCTGAAGGCTCAATGAATTCACGAGACATAGCTTCTACAGGCAAACCCTGAAGCAACGATTGCTGGTATGTTAATTGTTTAAAAGGGTAATCACGTTGCTCTTTAAACTCAGCATAATCAGCCGCAACTCCTTCTGCATCAATACCCCTTTGTATTGCACCCGCATCTTGTTGTACCCCCAACGCCTTTAACCCATAAGTATTGAGGTCATTTTGTGAAGTACGTAAGCGGTCTTGTTCCAGATTAAACTGATCTTGGCCTTTGTCATACGCCGTGTTGTACCCAGTGGCAGTTATGTCCCCAAGATTCCTAAGCAAGTTTCGTTGGCTTTCTGCATTGATAACCGCTTGGCGTGACCCACCATAGGCATTAGCTTGGCCTAAACGAGTATTGTTAGCCATTTGTTGTATCTGGGCTTGGCGTTGTGCTTCCGCTATTTGTGGCTCTAGTGAAGCTTGGAGATAGGGGTTCATATACTGTTGGGCAGTGTTACCCGCTGTAAATGAGGTAGGAGTGTAGGCTCCCATTTGAGCTGTAGGTGCAGTCAGACTCCCAATGCCTGAAAAAGCTTGGTCTTGTAGAGCAGACGTACCGGCAGTAAGAAGTCCAGTGTAGCCTTGATAGTCTTCCTCACCCAAAGCCTTAGCTTTGCCCATGATATTGGTTACATAAGGTGCAGCCCAATCAGATAGAGATTGTTGAGTACCACTTATTTGTCCTACTGGATCACCCATGTGTATTACCTCACGCTAAAAATTTATTAGGGTTGATTTCTCGCCCTTGTTCTTTTCGACCTGTACGTGCCCGCCGTACTCTGTCCATCATTCCGTAAAGTTGTTTTGCTCCAGAATCTGAATTCCCATTGCCTAAATGACTTACTACATCGGCGGGCACTACAAATTCCCCATCGCTCAGACGGGCCGGTTGATTATTATCTATAGAAGCTGGCACATTATCAGCCATTCCATCCGTAGACCCGCCAAGGTACATGCCCGGTCCCCTTAAAGTTGTCAAGCCCCCATTGTTAAAGCCTTGGCGATTGCCTTGTTCTCTATAAAATTGTCTTACTTCCTCCACAGGGACATTAAAATATGTAGCTATTTGTTCAACAGTTACATGCCCTTTGTTAAGCAAATCAGTAACTGAAGCTACTTCTTCTGTAGAGTATGCCCCATCAACAGGTATGTTACGGAGGAAATTTTCATAAGGGCGTGTCTGGGATGCTGTTGCTGCGTTGTTTAAAGCTGCCTGTATGCCCGCATTGGGGCTACTCTGGGCAGCCTTTTCCTTTGTTGTTTGGTAAAAAGGGTGCATTGCATTTTGAATACCAGCGAGGGGTGTTTTGGTAACCTCAGATAAACGGTAGGGGGATACTGCATTCTTGTTCATGTACCCTATAGTTTGGTTTATTTTTTCTCTGTCGGTAGCATCATAGGCTTTAATCTCTCCTATATCTTTCTTAATAATGGCATCTGTTACTCGCTCCAAACTTTTTAACCCTTGTCGTGCAGGGCTAGTCTTATTTTGCTCTTGGTACTCAAGAGCAGTAGCATCATGGGCAGCTTTAGTTCTATCTATGAGAGTAGCGGCAGCACCAATATTTGTAGGACGACCCAAAAATTTTCCCATAGTGTCATAATGCCATTTACCGAACCCTTCTGCTGTTTCATACCGCTCATCACCCCCCGCTAGCAACGCAGTTTTGTTGTCATCGTAGTAGGCTTGCACATCGGGGTTAGCTAATAGGTAATTTTGGGCATCATACATAGCCCTGTCCCCCCTAAAACTAGGGACACTCACGTATTCCATGTCGGTAAAGTAGCGTTGGCCTCCACTTCCTGCCCGCCGATTCTTATCATAAGTGCCCGGAACTGCACTACGAATCCCCTGAAACTCAGGTATTGTGACATCTGCCATGTTACTTTCCTCTTAGTAGACGTACTATATCGTCTACTGCATTTGATTTTTGTATCATACCGCCTTTTTTAGCACCCGTCCTATTGGGGGTAAAAATACTTTCTTCCGTGTAGGGGCTGTGGTACAGCTCACCTAGCTCCACTAAATCTGGTTTGTCTTGCGTTGTAGTACTTAGCGCGCCTGTAGTGGCGGCTGTTGGTGTCTTTCGGCGAGTGATGACTATTGGTGTCTTTTTTACACACGCCCCGTCACTATCGCGCTCTTCATCACTACCACATTCATTCACACACTCATCATTAACTAATTCTTGTCCTCTAGGACATCCCGCTGTCTGATTACACCAAACACTAGCTGTTTGATCAGTAGGTACGTCCGCATCACGTCTACTTACGTTAGTTGAATTACCGGGACATTTCTGTCCCGCTGTCTGATTACACCAAACACTAGCTGTTTGATCAGTAGGTACGTCCGCATCACGTCTACTTACGTTAGTTGAATTACCGGGACATTTCTCTCCTGCTGTTTCATTACACCAAACACTAGCTGTTTGATCAGTAGGTACGTCCGCATCACGTCTACTTACGTTAGTTGAATTACCGGGACATTTCTCTCCCGCTGTCTGATTACACCAAACACTAGCTGTTTGATCAGTAGGTACGTCAGCATCACGTCTACTTACGTTAGTTGAATTACCGGGACATTTCTCTCCTGCTGTTTCATTACACCAAACACTAGCTGTTTGATCAGTAGGTACGTCAGCATCACGTCTACTTACGTTAGTTGAATTACCGGGACATTTCTCTCCTGCTGTTTCATTACACC